TTGAAACAGTTTTAGGTGTCAACTCTACAATGTCATATGCATCATCGTTTAATCTCCCAATCTGTTCCCTAACAGCATCACCTGCTGATGCGTATGTTATGCCATCTGCGCCAACTCTGATGTCAACCAGTTCAGCATCAGCAGTTGTGCTTCCATCGGGTAATGCAATGATGTTGTCGATCCTTGCTTTCTGCACCGCAATGTCTGATGTGTTCTGTTCAACCTGTTCAGTGACTTTAGAAATCTCACTAGCGGCATCTACTGCTTGCTGAATTAAGGACAGGTCGGAGTCTGAGAGGTCTGCGTTGTCGGCTGGTCTCGGTTCGACATCCACCTTGAAATTAGCGGTTCCATGCGTGTCGTTATCTATCAATAATTCGAAGGTCGCCAGTCCTGCTGCGGCAGTCATCTGCTGGGTTTCGTTAATGACGACTCTGCCATATTCGTCAACTGTTCCGGTGTTAATGATTCCTTTACCGTCAGACTTCACCCCTACGATCGCACCAGTGGCAGGAGTGTACTTCACTCCGTTTTCTTCATAGAGTGTGAAAATCCACTGCTCACCCGAATCATATTGATTCGCATTGATAAACAACAGATTCCCTTCTTGGTAAAGCATCAAATCAAATTCTCTTGTTATCATTCTTGTCTCCTTAGATTTCAAACCACCTTGGAGTGATTTCTATCTTTGTTAAATCGTCTATGGTAATTCCGTTCGTTCCGCTTTCCAGCGTTACTTCATCGGAATCAAAAGAGACATAGCTGTTAGCGTTTGATGAACCACAAAAGGCTTCCATGATGTCACAGTCTATGTCGATGTAATCGAATGAGTGAGGTGAAATAGTAATTGTTTGATTGTTGATGGTCAGCGATCCGTCACCATAGCATCGAATCAATGGCTTGGAAGCAAACAGTGTTGGGTTGATGATTGTCTCTGACGATTCAATAGAGACCTTTCTCTCACCGCTTTTAAGCCATCTCTGAGGCTTGCAAAGAAACGACAATACAAACTGCCCTGTCCTGTGAAACTGGTTCGGAGATGGGTTAATACTGCCGTTAAACGATGCCATTCTGAAGTGGTTCGGTTCCTGCGTTAACTCCAGCCTGTTATAACCTTTAGTGCTCATCAGAAAAGCCATGAGTCTGCGATATTCACGCAGGAAATTGTGGTTGATATAGCATGGGATGTTTATCTCGATGTTTTTATAACGGTCGTTATCGATAATCAAATCACCATTGCGACCGAGTATCTCCACATATTCCACATCCCTTTCCGGTGTGCCGAATGACTGATGCGAGTCATAGAATGTTCCGAACTCGGAAAGTCTTTTATTTTTGTAACTGAGTTCATTCATCGGAAAACATCACTCTCCTTCGTAATGAGGTTTACAAGGTTGTTCGCTAACTGCTTGGTGAACCGATCGGAGTCATCCACATTTCCTTCAACCGTTACATTTAATGTAATCGGTGCGGATACTGTCGGAGTTCCAACCGCTGACTTAATCATCGAATACAGTGAGGAAGCACCAACGACTACCTCTGCACCCGCTTCGCCACCTCCAAGGAATTTACCATTCTGCATGCCGAAGATTGTCGGGTTGTTCAGAATCATACCGTCATTCATTGCTTTGGCATACCATGAGATACCAAAACTCGGTACTTTCGGCGGCATTAAGGAAAATTCACCAGTGACGGTCAGATGTGGGAGTTTCAAGTGTGGCAGACTCCATGAGAAATTGAAAAATGATTTGATTCGCTCTATCGCACTGCGAACGGTTTCCTTTGCGCTCTCGATCTTGTCGGAGATTGCCGACCGGATCGCTTCGAATTTGTTGCTGATGGTTGACCACAAATCTCCTGCTTTTTCCTTGATGGTATCCCAGTTCTTATAAAGTGCGACACCTATGGCGATAACTCCAGCGATCGCCGCAGTCACTAAACCAACAGGACTCAGCAGGAACGTAAACGCTCCGCTTAGTATTCCTGCCATTGTAGATATATTTGACAGGATTCCTGCGATTGGTGAGATAGCAGCCACAAGTCCAGCGATTGTCAGAATTAAAGTCTGTGTGTCGCCATCCAACTGGGCAAACCATGATATAACCTGCGAAACCCAGTCAATGAGTTCCTCAAGTTTCGGAAGCAACGACTCGGCAAGCGAAGCACCTGCCTCAAAGAATGCCTGTGTTGCTTTGCCTTTAAGCGTGTCCATCGCATCGTTGAACTGTCCTGCCGCACTGACTGCATCCTCTGAAAGAATTAGTCCTGCGTCTTCAGCGTCCTGTCCGAATTGCTTCAACGCTTCGCCACCATCGTCCACAATCCCACTCAAATCCATCGCAGACTTTCCGAACAACTCCATAGCCAACTGGTCACGTAGCGTTTCGTTTTCTACTTGGGAAAGTGCTTCAAGTGAGTCATACCATACATCGGTGACATCTCTCATCGATCCATCTGCGTTTGTGATGGATACCCCAAGAGTTTCAAATGCTTTGTTACCGGAAGCCATCTGTTTGGTCAGTTTCTGAACTGAGCCAGTCATGGCATCCATCGAAACATCAACCAAATCAGATGCATACTGCATCTTTTGAAGTTCTTCAACAGAAAAACCAGTGTTGCGTGACAGAGTCAGCAAATCATCGGCGGTCGTTCCTGCTTTATATGCCATGCCAAGCATAGCGGTTCCGACACCTGCCGCCGCAGTCGAAAGTCCTCTAGTCGAATCAGAAACTTTCTTTGCTCCTGCTTCGAACTGTTCGAGTGAAAAACCGGACTTCTTCGCCTGTGACTCAAGTTCTGCCAGTTGTGCAGTGAATTTCCTTAAATCCGCTTCTGTCGAGATGATTTCTCTCTGAAGTGCTTGGTACTGTTCGGAGTTCTTATCAACTCCGTTAGCGTCCATCTGCTTCTGTGCTTCTTTTAACTGGTCGAGCCTCTTTTTTGTATCTTCTACTGCTTTCGTGAGAAGCTGGTGCTTCTGATTCAGCAACTCGACATTTTTGGGGTCGAGTTTAAGCAGTTTGTTAACATCTTTTAATTGGTCTTGCGTGTTCTTCAGAGATTTATCGACCTGTGCCAGCGACTTTTGTAAGCCAGTGGTCTCGCCATCAATCTCAATCGATATACCCTTGATTCTTGTACCTGCCATTACACGCTCCTTTTAGAAACTATCGAAATCATCCTGTGTTGCGATGATGTCATAGTTTTCGTTATCGTTTCCTGCCTCGACAAAAATGTCGAACACCATTCCGATGTCCATTGAATCAAGGTCATCGAGATGAATATTGTTCTGAAAGCACCGCAAAAGAAAGAGAGCTGTTGTCAACTCCCTTTCCGTTTGCTTGCTTTTTTTTTCGGTACTGAAGAGGTCTGCATTCCGACAGACCACATGTCAGTTAACTGCGGAAGTGCAGTGTAGATTGAGAACATCCCGAACTGATCGAACCACTCGTCAATGTCTCCAATGCTTGGGTCAGCCTGTTTTGCCATGACATACGCAAGTCTGCTGAAGAACTCAGCGGTCTTTTCCTCGTTGCCCTGTGCTTCTCTGAGGTCTTTGAAAAACTCTCTCCGAAAGCATTCGTTATATAGCAGTGGTGTTCTAGCGGATGACACAAAAGTCACCTCTTTATCATCAATCGTGATTGTCCTCTTCATATCTGTCCTTCCTTAACTTGTTGTTTTTTCGTAAACTGCCGAGAACCAGTTCGCGTAAGCGTCAGAACTGTATGGGCATCTGCTCTTTACAATCTGATTGTCGAGTCTCGGCATTGCTGTGAGGTTGAGTGTTTCGGTCTGCGGTGTGATGCTGGCTTCCTTGGTTGCACCAGTGACATCCGGACGAGCAGCAGTGCATCTGTAAAGGCAGTGTCTTGTCGCATTCTCATCGCCTTGGAACTCAAACATAAGAGCGAACTCTCCTGCTGTGTCGTTTGCGGCTTCGAATACTACTGACTTTGTGTCGGCTGTTTCACCGAGGCAGGTGGTCTTGAAGGACTCCGGAATCAGAGCGACTTCCAGTGTGCCAGTGTAACCGTTGTTAGCATCGGAATGCCAGAAAACAACATCATCGGCATAGAAGTCAGTTGATTCACCTGCTGGAGTCATCGACAGATTGACACCGCCAAGAATGCGGACAGGTGTGCCATAGGTCGGAACTCCTGCTGTGCTTACGGTCGTGATCGGTGCATAATACACATTTCTCAGACCATATTTAATTTTATTCGCCATCGATATATATCTCCGTTTCGTAAGTAATCATGAACATATGTTCGGTGTCGAGATAGTCTTCCGATTTATCCCAAACGATCCCAAACAAATCAAGCACCGACTCCACCCCTTTCTCAAGAGCAAAGTCCTTGGTGCCTGTGTAAAGTTCTATTGTCAATTCGTTAATACGCTTATAGACGACATTGTCTGCCGCCATGTTGCTGGATGCAGGATAGTAGTAGGTAATATATGGGAGTTTCGGTGCCTGTTTTTCGGGAAAGGAATAATAGGTATATGGGCAGTGATAACGAGATTTAATCGTTTCAAGCATAGATGTCACATCAGTTAATTTCATACGACTTTTCCAATCATATCAATCATTTTGCGAGTGTATTCTTCTTCGGCTTCGTTGGCGACTGGTTCGATAAACCGGAATGCGGTAGCATCACCGACCTTTCGACCACCTGTCACGATCGCATGACCATGCTCAAGCAGATGACCGATTCTGTAATAAGGTTTTTTCAGATGGACATAAGCCTCGACATATCCGCTTGTATGCTGCTTGACTGTCCGAGTCCATGCTTTTCTGAATTTTCTTCCCTTAAAACTTCCTGCGGTCTTCAGCTTTGCGACTGCGTTGCTTGTGACTTCGTTGATGACTTCATAGCAAGCCATACCGATGTCCTGCTCATAGTCTTTCAAAAGACCGCCCACATGAGCCGCAAATCTTGAAGAGTTGATGACTTTAAATGCCATCGTTGCCCTTTCGTTTCTCTACATATAATTCGGTCATGTCGCCATCCAAATATGTGCGGTAAATGGTATAGAAGATTCCATGATATACAAGGATTTCTTCGCCTTTATACTCGCACTGTTTCACTCGCACTCTGAACTCCGGATTCAGTCCATTACGACCGCCTTCGAACCACTCCCGACCAGTGACGGAACCAATCTCAGCAAATACCTTCCGCATTGTCTGAGTTTTCTCCATCACTCCGTAACGGTTGGGAGTGTAGGATTCAGTTACAAGATGCACGACTCTATTCATCTGAACCCCATATCGTATAACCCGAAGCCATGCTCATCTGTGCTTTATTCTCGTCATACGCTTTTTTGAGTCTGTCGAAATCTGACGGAGTCTCAAAGATATTCCCATACATTTTGCAATACAAGATAATGCACTGCTTTACCAACATGTTCGATGTTGTTACCTCTTCACCATCAGCTCCTGCAATACCGAGGTCAATCATGCATGTTTCAATCAAATCACTGAATCTTGAATCATATTCATCATCAGTGACTCCACATGCCTGTTTTACATCGTCAAGTAACATGTCACACTCCTTTCCTAAATGCGTTGTATAAATCCTCAGTCACGACATAATGACCGACATGACCGAGTTTTATTGACGGATCAACAAGGACTTTATAACCGCACTCCCTTGCTCTCCAGCAGAATGCGATGTCCTCACCAACATTACCGATCGGCGAGAACATATTGCCGAACTCCTGCATGACGGACATGAGCACAGAGGTAGACATCAGTACGCAACCGAAGCCAACACCACCGCACTCAAACACCTCACTGGGTACTTCAAGCAGTTTCTCGCTTTTCGGTTCGTCATCCACAAACTCAAAGGTTTTGTAGACAACTGGTTCATATGGTGGAACACGCTTGAAGTAGAGTCCACTGACAATGTCAGCAGACTCATTCTTCAGCGTTTCAAACATTCTTGTAAGCGTATCCGGTTCAAAAACCATATCAGAGTCCAACCAAAAGACATAGTCTGCTCCCAACTGGACTGCTTTCATTGCCAGTTCATTCCTAGCCATGTAGATGAGCGAACCCATCTGAAAAGCGATAGCACACTCACCTTCTTTATGTAGCATTGCGAGTGACTGGCAGAATTGCGTAGGTACTGAGTCCATAGCTGGTATAACAATCAATGTCTTCATAGCGTCCTCTCTTATATATTATTTCTTAACCTTAACGAATGCTTTCGGTGCAACAATGCCGATGCCGACATACTCACGACCGATGAATCTGACGAGGTCAGAAGTAGCCAGTGTGTAGTCATCACGCTTGACTGTGATTTCATCGCCATTCGGGAAGTTGGCAAGAGCACCATGACCGAGGTCACCGACAATCATGTATGTGTCGCCTGTGGAAGCGGCAGAGAATGCCGTGATTGTGTTGTTGAACACAACCGGAAGACCTTCGAACGGATCAACATTGAAACCATTGGCATACTGAGCGGCTTTGACTGCTCCCCATGTCAGTTTGTTCATCATGACAACCGGATTCTGTGCTTCGTCAGACAGGTTAGCCATAGCGGAAGCAACTGTGCCGAGTCCGATCGTAGCGGCAGTTACGACCGGAACTGCGACAGAGCCAGTTGTGGACGCTGTGCCACATGCTTCGATCTTGGCGATGACAGTGTCGGCGGCTTTCTTGGCAATCTGATATGTCAGTTCGTCATAGATATAACGCAGGTACGGTTCAGCAGCCATGTCGAGTGCTTCGTCAGAGATAGAAATCCATTTCTTGATGGCAACCGGAGTAAGCTGGATAACACCGAGAGACAGGGATTCTTCATTTACTGCCTGTCCTTCTGTGTGAATCGTAGCGGCACCAGCGGACAGTTCAAAGGAGACTCTCAGATTGCCCTTCAGATATGCCTTGCGGACGAGAGACATGATACCTTCACGCTCCCAAGCAGTTTTGACAATGTCATAGACCAGTGACGGAACCTGCACATCACCGCCGCCGTTCTGCGTCAGCAGAGCACGAAGTTCGGTCATGTCATTTGTCTTGATGTAGTTTGCATATGCGTTGATATACTCCTGTGTATCACGCAGTTCGATTTTCTTTTCTTCCACTTTTCTTTCCTCCATTGTGGCGATTGGTTTGATGTTGCTGTTAGCAACCTTGTCGAGCAGTGCTCTCTTTTCTTCGGCAACTTTCTTCGCTTCGTTTTCGATTTCAATGAGAGCCTGTTTTCTCTCGATGAGTGAATCCACCTCTGCGTTGAGTTCCTCAACATTGGCATCTTCGGCATCGAGAGCAGTTTCGATCTCAGCCATCCGAGCCTCGACCTGTTCCATGTTCATTTCTTCAATGTTCATTTCTTGCTCCTTGCTAGTTTGGTTTTTAACTTCAGTTTGGCTTTTGCTCGTTCCAGTCTCTCCGCTTTCTCTACTTCAATCACTCCGTTAAAGTAGTCACGAGCACTCACCCCGATCTCGGTGAAGGGGTTCGCTGGGTAAGCCACAGCACTGATGTCAAACACCTTGGACACCTTTTCGATTACTCTCGTCCGAGTGTCCTTGTCATATCGGTCTTCAGCAACGACAAAAGAAAAAGACATCTGCTGGTAGTTTCCTGTTGCGATGTCTTCATACATCTCTCTTGACGCTCCTGTTAAACCCAAGTTAGTACGCTGGTGCAGTCCGTTATCATCGATTGACAACTCGACCGCACCGTTCTTGGTTCTTGCGAGAACCCGACCTGCATGGTCTCTTAGGAAGACCACATCGGTCATGTCTGCTTCATCAAACGCATGACGGTCAATCTGTTCATAATAGTCTTTTCCGTCAATCGTCATCATCTTGTATTTGTCGAAGGTTGAAGCATACCCCTCGACCATATAGTCGTCACTGGTGCCAAATTCACCAAGATTTCTATATTCTCTATTCTTCTTGATTGGCATTTCCTTCTCCTTCCAGTTCTGTGATTTTCTCGTCAGCGTTGTAATATTCGCCTCTGATAATCCTGCGGTCACCGCCATCGATCGGCGGCAGATTCCATATCTCTCGGATTTCATTGAAACTTAAAATGCCTCTGTCAGCCATCTGAGCAGAGACATTCAGTTTTTCGGTTGTAGTCATGTATTGGAGTCGGTTTGATGTCGCCATCAGTAAAGAACCCATTGCTCTCTCTTTATCAGAGAACATTGCCTGTGTCATGGTCTCTGAAAACTGGATAGCGAAAGGCTCCACCACTGACTCATAGAAAGCCGACCATGCGTCACCAAACGCTTTTGACTGTAAGATGTCCTCATTCACAGCAAAATAGTTATATACATTCGTCCGAATCTCATTGAGTTCCGCTTCCGGTACTGTATAAGACTTCTGTTCGATCTGTTTGATTTCTGAATAGGTATTCGGAAACAAAAGGACTCCGTTGGAATCCTCACCTCGGAATGAACTCTCATTGAACCTAGCCTGTTCCCTTTTCAAATCAGATACCTTGGTAAAGTTGCCAACCTTGGCAATGAAAGAATATCGAGCATTGTTTTTGACAGCTTCCTCGACCGCTTCATTGTCCAAGTGAATCAGTTTCATGGTCGGATCAAGAGCGGTGTTCTTTTCACCAAAGAAATCCGACTTATATTGGAACTTGGTTAGGATTGCACACTCTTCTAGGTAAGTGCATGCTCGGACTCCGTCCGAAAACTCATATCTCAAGAGCGGTACACCTTCCACCTCGACAATGTCGCACTTTCTCGGAAGTACAGGATAATAACCGACCGGATTCATCAACTCATCATAAACAGGAACGATGACACATGTGTTGTGCATGTCCAAGATGGTCGATGTTCTGTATAAAAACTGTGACCATGTCTGCCAGTTGTTTGGCTTGAGTCTGAGTTTTGTCTGCAATGTCGGTCGGGCAGCTCCTTGGATTTCGACCTTGAGTTTAGAAATGTGTCTCGCCCTTGCGTCAATCGCCGACCGCACCAGTGCGGACTCATATAACTCACCACCCCATGTCGAGAAGTGAGGCTGGTATGCCGTCAGCGTTTTGAAGTAGCCATCGTTATGATTTGCCACATCAATCTCTTTCTTCTTAAAAATGAAATCAAATAATCCCATATGTCACTCCTCGTTTGCCAGTTGGCTTGCTATCTCATATCCCCATTTGTCTCGCATGGTCATAGCGTCAAGTAAACTCGCAGTACCATCTATATGAACATTTGCGGAAACCTTGATAAGTCTCTTTCGCATTGTCTCAGCGTTCTGTTTGACTGCGGAATCCAGCAGATGAATCTTCAGTAAATCGTTGTCGCCAATGTGGACTTTTCCGTCTTTGATAAGACCTTCCAACTGAGAAATAATCTGACTCAAGTTTTCCCCTTGGAAGACATCGTCCATATTGAAACCGAACTCTTCCATTTTTTTCGTAAGGATCTGAGCGTTATAACGGTCATATCCTACCTTCAGAGGAAGAATCTCATAGTCCTGCACAAGACTGGTGAACCAATTCAGACAGTCCTCATAATCAACAAAGTTCTGACCGCTTTCCTGCAAGATTCCTCTCTGAATAAATGCACGATAAGGGATACCATCTCTAGCAGTCGCTTCGTCAATCTTCTCGGCAGGTAAAAAGAACTTGGCGAATACATATAATTCGCCTTTTCTTTCAATCACCACACAGCAAGCGGTTAGGTCAGTGGTGCGAGACAAATCGATGCCACCTACACAGTAACTGCCTTTATATTCGTCCAGTTCCATGTGGTCGCCGACACACTTCTGAACATCCTCTGCTCTTAACCATGCGATGCTTGAGTTTTGTTTAATGCAAGCGTATTTCGTTAAGAACTCGCTACGTTTTGAGAGAGAACCTTCTGCGATAGCGATTTCTTCCAAGAGATAATCGACCTTTACCGACACCCCTAGATTCGGGTTAGACTTGCGGAGTTCGTTGATGTCGTTCCACTTGTCCAAATCGTCAACCATGTATAACAGAGGAAGCAGTCTTCTCTCTTTTGACTCTCCAAGTAAAAAACGAGTCGATCTCTTGACCAGCTCGTCATAAATGGAGTCGTTGACATAACCGGAAGTGGTCATGGAAATAAGTAGCGAGTTCGATCGGGAACCCATGCCCGACTTCAGAACTTCATACTGCTTTAAACCCTTGTCACCTTCCCATGATGCAATTTCATCGCACAAAGTAAGTGAAGGATTGAAACCGTCAGACTTCTTGGAAGCCATAGCGATTTTCTTGACAGTCGAGTTTAGAGAAGGAATGAACAGGTCTGTCATTCTGTGCCGCTCTAGGTCGCTGTCATCCACCTTGCTGTGGCTCTCGTTGCGGATTGCTTCGATTTCCTGCTTACGTTCGATATATTCGGGGTCGAGCTGAGTCATTGCCCACACAGAATCATAGATGATGCTTGCTTGGTCTAACCTAGGAGCGATATTAAAAACCCTTGTGCCGAATCCTTCGGTCTTCCAAATATATCGGGCAATGGAAGCACCCAACAGGGATTTGCCGTTCTTTCTTCCGATGCATAAAAGAATCTCCCGAAAGTGTCGGCTGCCATCCTCGTCAATCAGTCCAAAGATGCAGGAGAGAAACGCTTTCTGCCACAACTCCAATTTCAGAGGACTGGGTGCAAGGTCTCCTTCGGTATGGAAGCAATGATTCTCAATCCAGTTGATAGCATGATGTGCTTTCTTGGCATCATAGTGAAAATCCTTTGCGTTTAAGCCATCGATTACATGCTGGTAAGCGAGTAGCACCCACTTCCCGACCGTAATTCTGCCATCTCTGATTTTCTGATAATACTCAAGAATAAAATTGTCCATCTCTGCCTAATTATCCCCATCTAGGGGAATATCCTTAACAAAACTCAACCGCTCGGTCTTAGTGCTGGCTAACCCCTTTTATCGAATGGGAGGGTATCACTGCTTGATTGTGACTCTCCCAAACTCGTCAATACTGTATCTTTTTTCTCTCCCATGCCTCTTTCTGTGACATTCTCTGCATAAGCTGACAAGGTTGTTCTCATCCAGTGTGATGCTTGGGTCTGTTATGTTCTCCGGTTGTAACGGAATGATGTGATGCACCTCTTCTGCTGGAACTGTCAGACCTTTT